CATTTCTTCCTCTCACGTTCATCCTTTTCTTATTTTTTCTCCTTAGTATCTTTCAATATACTCCGTGTAACTTTCTTCTTCTTTTGTCACATTCTCTATAAATATATCTTTATAGTATTTCATGGATTCTTTATCATTATCTAAGACAGTGACACCGTCGCTATTCACTATATTCTTTAATAAATGCCGATAGGCTTTAAATATTTTTTTTGTCTCTATTGAAGAATTCAGCACCTTTTCCAGGTCACTAAATTGGTCTGATGACAACAACCTTAAAATTGACTTTATATTTATTCCTATAACATTTTTTATTGTTATATCATTATAACTTTCATCTATAGTGTCTCTTTTATGACATGTATCATAAATATCTTTACTATAGTCTTGACCTATTAATTTTTTATAGATTTTTATGATTTTTCTTATTTGTTCTTCTAACTCTAAATAAAACAATACTTTTTCATTAATTCTGTCTATATCATTTTTACTTATTTGATAGTAATTTTTAAAATGAGTACCAGCGGATGTGGTATTAGTGTGATTCTTTATATTCAAAAATTCTTGGTTGATACTATTACCAATGTGTTCTACATAGTTCACATAACTTTGTGCAATATAGTAGCGACGATAATTTGGATGTTTTTCCCATATACCATCCGGATGACTATCAGTAGACCATTCTTTATTACCAAAATATTCGTCAAGATATCTATAAAACGTCTGGTGAACCGTTATAAATAGGTCAATACTATAATTTTTATAAGTATTTAATATATCAACGAACTTGTTTAAAAGTGTTTCTAGATCATTTTTTAAAGAATTCATTTCACTTTTTTTTTGAAGATATTCACTCTTTGAATCACCTTGTGCAGGTCTGATATTCTTATTAAAAAATGTAATATTTTCACTTACTTGTCCTTTTATATCTTCTATATTTTGTATATTTAAAATAACAATTTTATCTATTATTGCATCTATACTTTTGACTGAATTCTCGATTATACGTAAATTATTTATAAAAGTATCTTTACTTTCTAATGGGACAGTTAAATTCAAATTACTGGTATGTTCTTTCATATCTTTGTATAATTTATACACTTTATAGGGACGTGGAGGAGAGAATCCATATAATTGAGAAATTGCATACTTAATGTTATAATTATCATAATCATCGATTTTCCTTTTTGTCTCTTCTAATACCTCTTGTATGTTCTTTTCTCCAAAGACATCCGTTTTCTCATCATATTCATCTACATATCCTTGTAAAAACATTGCAAAATATTCGTCAATATTTGCGGGTCCAATTAGATTTTTATCTATTAGAGCTTGTTTTAGGGTTTGAGTTCCATAAAATTTAAGAAAGTTATGACCTTCCCTATATTTTATTGACATGGTTTACTTGTAAATGATAAATATTTTTATTTATACGATTAAAAATATTTATATTATTTCATCCACTAAGCCATACTTTAAACAAGTTTCAGAATCTAACCATAAATCCTTTTGTAATAATTCTTGTAAGGTTTCTTTATTTATTTTGGTATGTTTTAAATATATATCCAAAATCATGCTCATTAGTACGCCCATATTACTCATTTGATCTTGTAATTCATTAAACTTACCACTATCCGTACCAGACAACTGATGAATCAACATTAGCGAATGATTTGTCATAAATCGTTTTTTACCAACCACACTCATTAATGTACCCGCACTAGCCGCAAATCCATCCACGTACGTATATACATCACTATCTAAGTTTTGTATTAAATCAATCATATATAGCGTGTGATATAAACTACCTCCTTGAGTTTGTATATGTAAATGAATGGGGGGAGAAGGTATTTTATATTGAATCGCCAAAGTCTTCAATTTAACATCCATGTCTTTTAATAATTTTTTCAATTCAAAACAACTTCTTTGTGATACGGGTGCGTAAAAATAGATTTCGTTAAACGATTCTTGTAATATACCTACGTCATCATCTTTGATTTGCGGTTGATTGTTCATAACTTCACCAATTTCATTTGTTTTCTTTGAATTTATCATCATTTGAATCGACGGGGTGAAAGCACCATTTATCATTTGACGTCTCTGTAATGAAAATGAATCGCAAGATGTCATAATCAAAAGAAATCCTAAAATATACTTCATCATACTTAACTAAAATATTTTATAATTAACTTGAAAAATAAATTTAAAGACACCTCGCTTATTTATATAATGCTCCTGTAACTCAGTGGTTAGAGTGCTGGTCTTATGAGCCGGAAGTCGCAGGTTCGACCCCTGCCAGGAGCATCACAATTGAGATTTCACAAATCTTGATATTTGAAAACTAATATAAATACCAATACTACCAATAATGACTACTTCACTCATACTTTTAAAATACTTTTTCGTAAAAAATCCTTTGATAATACCAATGAGTACAAATGCAACAAAGGAAAACAAAAACAACATTTGTTTCAGAAGAACATCGTTATCAAAAGAAATAAACAAAAAGGGAATAAATGGAATAGCCCCCATAACAACAAAAGACAAAAACGTGATTATACTCGCATACAACGGATACTTTGTAGAAAAATTCATATCTACTAAACTATTGTATCTTGAAATCCCCATGGAAAAACCATCGGCACACAAATTTGCCAACCCCAATACAAGGGCATATTTTGTGGATATATTTGCCCCAATGATACCGGAAATAATGGCTGATGTAGTAATAACACCATCCATTCCACCATAAATAAAATCTGACATCGTGATTCTATGAATCATTATATAAACTCTATAAAAATAAAATAAAAGATTCATATAATGATTCCTATTTCTAGAACCTCCGCGTTTTCAAATGCTGATAAAATACGCATTCAAGAAAGAACAGAGTGGTTCAAAATAAAAATGGAATGTTATAAACGGTATAATAATAAGGATTATTCATATTTAGATCGTTTTTTGTATTCACTTGAGGATTATGTGCGGTTTCGGTATATTTCAGGGGATCCTTTGTGAACCCTATACTTGTTTTGAATGAATATAGTCAATGATTTGTTTACAAAATGTATCCAAAAGAGTGGGACTTTGTATACAATCTTGGTTTCCATCCAAAAGAAGTACATTTTCATTTTTCAAAAGCCATTGATCATGATACTCATTGTTGTGTTTCAAATACTCCAAAGAAATACTGGATTCGCCTTCTCTCTGACGCTTCATCACTCGCTCCGCACAGATGTTGTAATCGGTTTTCAAGTACACAAACATGGATGTTTGAATAAACTTTTGAAAGTGATCGAACCACATATTGTATATTTGGTATCCATAGGTATCAATCTTACCTTCATCGTACAACATTTTACAAAACACATTTTTATCGGTATGTAAACTACGTTCACAAATAATCAAATCATACTTTGATTCTGTGTTTTCACACGCTTCTTGAAGACGCTGAAGACGAGAAATATAAGCCATCATTTGAAAGTGAAACGCGTATTTGTCTTGATTTTCATAAAAAGCCTCTATGATGGTTTTTCCGTCTTCATTCTTTATTTGCGTCCATAAATCAACGGGTTCTTGAATCGTAAGAAAACGATAGTGATGTGTTTCACAATAAGCTTGCATGTGTTTTACAAGCGTTGATTTTCCACATCCAATACCACCTTCAATAAAGATAACTGGAATAGCCATTTTTACTATATAGTGATTACTTATTTTTAATTCAATTTTATACATCAAATAATATCTCAATGTCAAATCAAGAAAATAGAATTGGTTTCGGAATATCTAAATGACGCATCATCGGGTAATTCTCATATAACCGACGTAATAAATAGGGAATACTTTGATGAAAACTTCCATAGGGCAAATACTTATAGACTTTAAATCCATTTTCTTGAAGATCGTTTGTCATGTTATCCGCCATACCCAACAATTGGGCGAATTCAATATTGGTCAACTTATGTTTCTTAATATAGTTCCTCGCCAAATAGATACTACGCAGATTATGCGTCGCACATAACAAACGATCTCCTTTTCTATGATGACTAACAAAATCATAAAGTGCCTGATCGTATTGTTTATGAGTTTCTTCTTCTTTATCACACAATACTCCCTTTGGTTTGTCTTCTTTTAAATAGGCACCTCGTACTAATTTGATACCGATTTTGTAATCCCGAGATAGTGTTACATCTTCGTAAAATTCACGATTCATACCTTTTTTATACATTTGATAGGTTTTGTACACAACTGGATATTTTTGATTATACTTCTCCATGAAGTAATCTGTTATGTTAGCAATCCGTTCTTGTATATCGTGTTCTTCTGCGTCAATACATAATGTAGATCCTTGACCTTGTGCGTAATCGACTAATGTTTCTACTTGTTGGATACAGAGATTTTCATTATGATGTACCCCAAAGGAACTTAACTTTATTGCAAATACATTTCGAGGATAAAGGTGTAATTTTGATCTTAATTCGTCAAAATTATGATAATGAGCTCTTTCATGAATATAGTCAATAATCGGTGGTGTATTTTGGGCGTGTAATTTCTTTATCATATGTTCTAGTTGGCGAGGATTACACGTGAACTTGTTGATGAAATTCATTTGTATTTTGTCTTTTGTATTTTGTCTTTATTTTATTCAATTTTATTCTTAAAAAAAATAGTTAGAATAAATAATTAAAATAAATACAATGATACGTAATTCATCTACAATATATATTAACACCAATAACCTTGAACAAAATGGAAAATATTCCAATCCTCATTATTAAAGCTCCTATATGAATTCTTTTCAATGGATGGATATACCAAAGATTTCTCTTTTGTTTGAAAACTAGATACATATTTTTCTATTGAAGAATAGAAAGAAAATAGGGAAATGTCTTCATCCACAGTCAATTTCAAATGTACGATTCGAGATACCATAACAATATAGAATACTATTATACTATATACTTTATTCAATTTTTATTACATAAAGTATATAGTAGATGGGTCTTTGTCATAGTAAAGTTTCACCAGAAAATGATGTTTGTCACCAATGTAATTGTAAAATTATAACAATACACAATATGATTGTATGTTCCTATTGTAACATAAAACTTCATCCTTCATGTACGAATCAAATGACACGTTGTACGAATTGTTTTGCCCTTGATAGTTTAAATGGTGTGTCTTCGGAAATCAATCCGGAATATGTATTATTACAATAAATAGTGTACCTTCATGTAACCATTTATGTAGAAACGAATTTATTATATTAAAAATAGTTTCCGTACATTTTAATATAATAATAGTATATAACATAATGGTTAATAAAAGTGTTTGTGTTAATTGTTTACAATTTGATATGAATAAAGTAGTGAAAAATAATCAATTATCAAAACCAACATGGTTATCAAAAGAAAATTATGTTAGAAATTTTATTGAAAAACAACCTTTGAAATTAAGAGCACCCAGTTCATTTAATGTTGAAATGAAGTTAGAACTTGGAAACAAATTTTCTGGAAAAAAAATTTTGTATTGGGCTACCAATGAAAAAACGTCAAAAAGTCCTCTAATAGAACAACCTAAAAAAGCATATGGAAACTTTGAAAATAGCGCGGTTGTGAAAGCAACCGCGATTGGAAACGCCGTTTTGCGTTTTAACTGTCCGCAATTATATAGAGCGAAAGAGACTGAACAATCAAAATTATCTACATTTTTTAGACATTTACATTTTGTGGTTGAAAAAGAAGGTAAATGGGATAGTCAAGTATACACAAAAATTGTCATTTGTAAATATAAATTTAAGAAATTTATAGAAGAATCAAAATCAGGAATGACCGTTTTATTAAATGCGTTACCTTGTGAATATTTCGCAAAAGATCATATTCCAAACTCATTTAATCTTTTTTATAAAACAATTGCGAAAATGTCGGTAAAAGATCTAGAAAATTGGTTTAGCGAAGTGATTAAAATACATTATCCAAAATTAGCTACCCAAATTAAAAATAAAAAGCTTGAAATATACGAAATACCGATTATTGTCTATTGTGCACACGAAAAGTGTAATGCGTCTGAATTGGCTATTAAAGAATTAATGAAAAAGGGATTTGTAAATCTTCATGAATACAGCGGTGGTATCAACGAATATCGCAAAATGATACCAGTTGATCGTTAATTTGACCGCCCCTGTATATCATAATAAAATTCTGGTGGTTTCGTTAGAATTTATAGTATGAATATAGAATTTTTTATACACATGTAATCCCAAAATAATAATATTATTCAAACATACACTAGTATTTGCAATTAAAATAGGATAGGTCTTCATATGATACGCATAGACAGACATACACAATGACGCAAATAAAATAAGACCAATAAATGAAAAAGACAAATCTTTGACTCCTTCTTGATTTCGGTTTAAAATTTGTATATAGGTTTGAGGAACGAAACTAATACACAAACAAGCGCATCCAATGTATCCAATTAAAAGAAAAAAGTTCATATATGATATGGTATTTTTATATATTAAATTATGATTAAATTCAAATCTTTTATCCTTTTTATTTTGTCTTTTTGAATCCAATGTCTATATCTGTTTTTCTTTCGCATAGTTCACTTCCAACATCAAATAATCCACCATCACTCGTGAGGACCATGTGAATGTGGTTAATATCATTTGTTGGCTCGTGTATTTTGCAGTGCATTGAATCCAATGTAACAAACGACAATATGGCAAGTTGTCATACAACGGCATGATTAAATAATAAAGACGATTGGATGGTTTACAGTAATTATAATATAGTTCAAAACTAAATCCTCGTACGTAACACCAAAATAGATAGATTAATACAAATATAATTGTTTCTTTCATAGCTAGTTTGATCGTTGCATTCATGATGATGATGATTGGGTTATGTTAATTGAAAAATCAAAGAATTTCATTTCAATTTTTATGATCGTCCATAAAAATTGAAAAAAACGATTTGTGAAAAAAGAATGAAAAAATAAAAAGCATTATATGAGTTTACAATCTTATTCTATATGGTGGCCTTATGAAGGAAATTGTTCCGTTTGTTTTGAATCAAAAGAGTTGTATAATTATTATAGTTGTATATTGAAACCAGAATTTAGAATGATGGATAGTCATCACGGATTGTGTCAGTCTTGTTATGTGTCTTGTATTGTAAATAACCCAACTTGTCCCATTTGTAGAGAACCCGAAGGAACAATTCGTTATAAATAAATCTTATTCCTCCCAAGGATCACTTTGATCTCGGAATCGTGGTCTATTATTCGCTCGTCCAATCATATCAAAATTGGGTCCACAATTATCTTGGTCTAATGGTAACATCAGTACCTTTAGAATCTCCATCCATGGTTGTGAGAAATGATGATCCCATAGTTTTTTTCCATCTACTTGTATTTTCCATTGTGCTCTATCTTGAAGTCCATGTCCGGATAATCCTTGAACGTCTCTATACAATTGCCAAATATGAACTCTTCCTATTTTTTGTTTCATTGTTAATTCAAACTTATCACGTACCGTTTGTATAATCTCATAAGCATAGGGTCTATTTGCTCGTCCCGGCCACCTTGTCAAATTGTCTTTCCGCCAATGAGCCCATGTGGGGGTGGTTTGGGGCATTCCTTGTGATTTTTGTTGTATACACTGTTTTCTATTATCAGCAAGATAAAGTGAAAATTCTTCCGAGTTTCGTATGGCCTGTGCACCAGGGGCAGTTGGACACCATGATGCGAAATATTGTTTTGGATGTGTTCCCAATCCTAAAAAGTCACGTTTAATCAAATTCCAAGTGTCTTCGTTCATTGTTTGTATCTTTCCTTTTCTTTCTTGTTATACTTCAATTTTATTTTCTATATCAATACAAAATCAAACAAATGGTTGATAAAGTTTGTATGGAAACAATTACTTTCAAAAGATTGGTGGATGGATAAATATCACCATAACCAACAAGACATGCGGTAATAATCGAAAAATACAAACGATCAAAAAACTTTTGTTGGAAATTTCCCTTTTTTACTTTTTCTTTTTCATCTTCTACCACCTTTTCAATATTACTTTGTATTTCTTCTTCTGGTTCTTCTTTAGGAGGTGTAAAGGTATAAAAGGGCTCTTGTTTGGTTTCTTGAATGAGTTCATCTGTTTTTTCTTCGATTTCGTTTTCCTTTAACTTATCTTCAATTGGATTTAATCCTGCAAAATTAGAATTATCTAATAACGAGTAAACAAACGTAAATAATACAATAAGAAAAAGCAAAACAGATAGTTTTACAATATATTTCTTCATTGTATTACAAAGAGAAAAAGAATATAAGTATAAAGTATAAACTCCATGTATAATATGCGATTTTCCCTTTGTGCGATGTTGTTTGCGATTACCCCCATTTGTGCCTTTCCAGCATTTGAAGAATTTGTAAAGAAGTATAATAAACCTTATCTATATAATGATGAACGTTATGAAAACAAAAAGAATATTTATGAAAATAATATTAGAATCATCCATGAACTTCGTGATCGTTATCCACACCTAACCTTTGATATGAATCAATTTGGGGACATGACATCGTATGAATTTCATGGAACCATGAAGGGACTTCAGCGTGCGGCTTTAACGAAAACAAAAAGTTGTGATATGTACTCCTTTGAAAATAAATCGTTGCCTTCTTCGTGGGATTGGCGTTCTCATGGTGCGGTAACATCTGTGAAAGATCAAGGACAATGCGGAAGTTGCTGGAGTTTCTCCGCGGCGGGAGCCATGGAAGGAGCTTGGGCGATTAGCACAGGACAATTAGACGATCTTTCGGAACAACAACTGGTGGATTGCTCGAAAAAATACGTGAACTTTGGTTGCAATGGAGGTGAAATGGATCATGCGTTTGGATATGCGATCGATCAAGGAATGTGTTTGAACTCAGAAGTTCCATATCTAGCAGAAACCGATTCGTGTAGTGAAGAAGAACTCAATTGCGATAAAGTTGCTACTTTCACGTCTTGTATGGATGTACCAAGTCGCAACGAACAAGCCCTTGCGGAGGCGGTATACAGAACGCCCGTTTCCGTAGCCATTGAAGCAGATACGACGGTGTTTCAGTTTTACAAAGGAGGTATTTTGGATTCGGACCAATGTGGAACTCAATTGGATCATGGTGTGCTTGTGGTAGGATACGGTAGCGAATCCAACCAAGATTACTGGATTGTGAAAAATAGTTGGAGTTCTACTTGGGGTGATAATGGTTATATTCGTATTGCGAAATCATCCAACACCCAAAGTGATGGAGTATGTGGAATTGCCATGCAACCATCGTTTATTGTCGCTGGTTAAGACCAAACATAGTTAGTTTATAAATCATAAATCATCATAACACCCTATTAGTGTTTATAATGATTCCATATTTCGCGGTGAAAAAGATACACCACACCCACAAGAAGTAGCCAATTCTTTACGAGGTGTAAATGTAAATTTGCTTTCATATATTTGTTTGTTATAATCTTCTTTTATATAATCAATTGTTGTTCCCAATAATAGCATTTCTGATACCGGATCTACATATAATAGATGCTCGTTGTGACTATACGTCTTTGGTGGTAGGGTTGAATCAGCAAATATAGTTGTTATCTCCATTTCATTCATGGCTTTTAAGGTATAATTGAAACCATTACACCCCCCTCCTTTTGCGGAAAACAAAAAGGCATATTGATTGGTATCTTTTAATACTTGAATCATCTTAGACCACGCGGGTCTTGTAATTATGATTGGAAAACGCATATAGTATATGATAGTATTTATATTTATATCAACTTTTCAGATATGTTCTCACTTATATCATTTATCAGAAAACTGATAAATGATATCTTTTAATTCGTTTTTTAAAATATTTAATATATATATAAGCTTTATGAAAAAAACGATTGTGAATAAATATAAAAAAAAAAGTCGAACCCAAAATCAAAGTGGAGGCAGAAAAAGAAGAAAATCACTTAAGAAAAAGAAAACGAATAAAAGAAAATGGAGTATGAAATATAAAAAATCTATTAATTGTAAAAAACCCAAGGGTTTCTCTCAAAAGCAATATTGTAAATTTGGTCGTAAAAAAAAAGGAGGTGTAAAGAATTGGCGTGAGATAATTATAAATTCATCTTATGATAAATTAAAAACTATAATCGGAAAGTTAAATACCATTGACACAGAAAATAATTCAATAACTAAAACTACTAAATTTGGATATATGGCTTTAATAAAGTATAACCAACTCAATCCACTGGATGATATATACAAGGGTTTCAAAACTCAAGCACTGAATTTAATAAACGAATCGCGGACAGGAACCCCCATAGTCGGTGTAGATTATGATATAGAAGATTTTTATGGACAATTTCAACCAATACCACCACCACCAACGCCACCACCACCAATGCCACCTCTATACCGACAACCAGCCATAGATTATACAATTATAGACCAATAGACTTTATCAAATCGTCATCTATCTCTTTTTTGTTTTTAATATTGTCGTTTATTTTTTTTACTATGTCATAATGATGCTTACATATTTGAAGTATATACCTCAAATTATAAAATATAATAGTATCCTTTGATTTATCCAAACTAAAAAAGAAGTTTTTTATATATTTCATCTAATCTTTGTTGTAACATGGAAATACCAGCATCATCTACATCTACATCTTCTAATTGTAGGATTGATATAAATATTTTTAATAATTTTATTTCAATATCATTAAATATATGTGAGATATGGTCTTTATCAATTGCATAATCCTTTCTACAATTCCCAATACGTATAAAAAGATAGGTATAAATTTCTGCCATTAGCGTGTATGAATTAGTTTTATTGTTATCTTCTGCATTTCTTGTATGCAAATTCATAAGTTTTTCGTATGTATCTCTTAATGATGCTACATCATCATCGTTAGACGCGGTTAAAATAAATTCTAAACGGACGCCTTTACATAATGTGATAAATCTATTTAAATCTTTAGATATGAATTCATCTATTATCTCAAGTTGTTTCGACACAGCTTCAGTCGTTTCACTATCTTGCTCTGATGAACCACCCACAAACCGTTTTTTTTTATTTGATTTTCTCTTGTTGTTTTTCAATGTTCGTTTGTTTCTCTTTGTGTTATGTTTTTTCAGGGTTCGTTTGTTTGTGTTTCTTTTCTTAACCCTTTTTTTTAGAATACGCTTTTTTGTTTGTTTTTTGTTTATTTTATTCATTATATATTATTAATATATAAAATGAATATCCAATCCACTCTTTCAAAAGAACACCAATAACCGCTTTTATTCGCCGTCCAAATTTTCCAACAGTGCGTATAAAAGCAATTGAATTTGAGTATTCACATCGTCTTCTATGACTTTATTGGATATGGGTACAATAAAATGTTTGGATGTTACCTTGCTATTGATTTCCAAGTAGACGATTTCACGACAAATGGCGGTCACTTGTACGGACAATTGAATCAAACGCATGGTAACATCTCCATAAATAGAATTGTCATCTATAGTCCATATTTCGTTTGTAACCATGGGAGGGCTACGCAATAAAGGTAACCGTTCTAGTTTATGTTGTTTTGTATATGTTAATGTTAGCGGCCATTCTTTAAGAGGTTCCTCTTTTTCCAAATCAATATTGATACTATAATTCGGTGTATCCAAATACAAAACTCTATTTTTAAAAAAACTAGGACGTGTTATTGTATTCATGGCTTGTTCTACACTACTAAACTTGGTGGGAATGGAAATCGATGAAATCACTTGCGGTAAGATAGATAAAAAAAAGACAAATCCATACATTGTATTATAGTAGGTCATCATGTTTATATCTTTTGTAGATTATAATTGTTATCTATCAATGAAAAAGAAACACTGGTTATGATAGGACAAAATGTCCCTGATTTTTCATGATTGAATTCCATTTGTCTTCCAATCTCTTTTTACATAAATATTGATAACGCTTTTTGGATTGTTTCATACGATAATTAAATGTTTTACGATAATTGATTTCATTATAAAATTCTTCATATAACAATGGATAAAGTATAAACGGACTTTCAATGGCATACATATAAATGATTTTCTGTAATTCAATGGGTAATCTAAATAGCATAGTGTTATAACTATAATGATTTATAATTTTTCAAGTTGTTTTCTTTTTAAATTAATCCAAGAATGGGTTACCATTTACTCTAAATCATAAATATAACTATATAGATAAGATGAACCAGTATTTTGTCTATTTATTAGAATCAACCAATCATGCCACTTACGTGGGC